ATGGCGCTTCCCTCCGAGCGAGGCGTTCAAGGCAGTCAGGGCAAGTTCCAGAGCGCACAGCAGTTTCTCCGCTGTTAATGTCGTACTGGGTTGCGATGCTGACGACGTAGTTTCCGCACAGTTGCACTTTTCCGCAACCGCACTGGACGACCGATCTTCGGGGCTTTTCCATGAGCTTTCCTTTCCGCAGGGCGTTACGCACTGCTGTCCTTTCCTCCGAGCGACTACTTCCCAATCGGGACGAAGCCAAACCCGGCTGAATTTCTCGGCGATTTGGGGAGGTGGCATATGCCCATCCCGGAACAGCTTGTTAAAAGCTTGATGCTCGGAGATAGGAACGACAGAGATGTTCTCCTTGTGGTTTCCTCCCCCTTGATGCCTGGTGTGACGGTGATGACGGTTGGTCCGCTCGAATTTTTCCCTGAGGTTGGTCGGAGCTTTCCATCCCATCGATGATCGCTTGGCGACGTTGGGGCTTGCTCATCCGCTTCTTTCTGTGCTTAGCCATGGTCTGCTCCTTTCAGGCGTGTCCAGCGTATTTCTCGCAGACGTGGTTAGGGACGTGAATCATGACGCACTCGTCGGGGTCTTGGCAGACTTCTTCTTCGCAATCCCAACAGGGAACGATATCGTCTTCTAGACACCCCAAGAGGGCAAGACAGGTCTCGCAGTAAAGGACGTTTCTTTTCATGTCCCCTCCGTGAGTTTGTTCGTGCAGACAGGGCAGATTCTCCACTCTTCCAGTTTAGGAAGAGAACAGTAGGTGTCCTGACAAGATGCGCACCGCTGATGCAGGTTTTGGACTCTGCACCCGCATATTTTCTCGCAATACGCACAGCGGGCATGGACCAATCCTTTTTCCCCTATCACGAAGAATTGCTTTTCCATGAAACCTCCTTCTCGACTATCCCCTCGTAGTAAACACGAAGGATGCCGAGTTTGTAGTCGATTAGAAAACCGATGAGTCGTGCCTTGTCGAACTTTCTTTCGCTCAGACATTCAAGGCATTTGAGCGAAGCCGAATCGAGGTCTTTTTGGATGTCCCCCGTAAAGGGAACGTCCTCATAGACAAGCTCGTTTTGAAGCGGTACGGCATTGGCACGGACGACTGTGAGGGCTATCATGACGAGCATGAGAGCGACGATGGTCAGCCAGAACTGGAAATCATTTCCCTTTTTCATAGAGCCTCCTTTGATCGGTATTGTGATTGATGTGAGTATCTTTTAACTCTCGCACCAATCGAATGAAAAGAACTCTCTATTGACCGAAATATAAATATATGATTGACTGTATAATACTTCAAAGGCTAAAGAGATTTAGGCGTGAATCCCTCTAACCTTGAAGCCTGCTTTCAAAAAATATCCTATCAGTGTCTTTCGGAACGGGGGAACCCTCTGGCAGAGCGGTAGGGCAGGGCAACAATAAAAGGAGCCAAAAAGGCCCCTTTATATCGAAACGGATAATTGTATTCGGTGATTTTTCATTGATTTTAGAGTAAACCATAAAGGCTATTTTGTCAAATCAGTTTATTCTTTTTTAGGACGTGGTAGAGTCCAGTTTCTAGAGCGCAGATGGTTTTATGCGGGAGTTCCAATTCTAACTGGTAGTTTAACGCTTCGATAACCTCGTGAAGGAGCGTCATTTCCTTTTGTTCGGGGTGTTGGCGCTTCTCTATCAATATTATTTGTTTCCCCAGCCAGCATTGTCCAGAATCTCCGAGTTCCTCTTGTTGTATGACGGAATAGGTAGCCCCTAAGATATCTAGTTTATTTGGTATCTTCATAGAATTCTATTAAGAGATCTAAATAATGTTTAACTTTTTCAAGGTCTTGGACTCCGTTTTTATCCCTCCATCTCAAAAGATATTCGATACACCTCCCCTCTATGTAGGGGATTTCGTTTTTATAAATGAACTCTATGGGCTGGATTTTATACTTGGTGTAGTGGTTGCCAGCCACCTGTTTATTGAGGCTACTTGTAGAATCTTTTGCCATATAAAAATGAACCGTTTATGGAAATTATTGGGTTAGCTTGGAAATTTCCGTCCTTTAAGATGTCGAACAATAGGAATCCGTCCACCCACTTGCTGGGTTTGTTGCGCATATAATCGGGGTTTTTGTCACAAGCGCAGGGGACGCTCATTCCGATATGGGCTTCATTGTTGACTGGGGTAATTTTGGTATAGGCTTGATGGTCGTGGCAGTGTCCGTAGAACACGTTGCATTCGTAATTGTTGACTGTTTTTTTGGCGTGAGCGTCGTTGGTGTAGACTCCGTGGATAAAGTGCATTTTTCCTATTTTGCAGATTGCGTTTTCTGGATATACTTTCCAGCCCTTGAGATTCACGTTATTTTCCACCTCCCAATATCCTTCCCCCTGAGGGTTGCGGTCGATTGCTTGTTTTGCCCAGGCCTCATGATTTCCGAGGAGGAAGTGTTTTTCGCAGTTTTTCGGGAGTATTTCCTCTAAAACGTCCATCACGTCCCTGTTGAAATTCTCGTAATCTTCTTTGATCCTTTTGCCCTCCAGCGTCCGCATATCCCCCTTGTCGTGTACCCAATGAGAAAGGGTTTTCATGTCGAGATTGTCGCCCCCGAAAACGAAGTAATCAGGTTTGATGTCGGCGCATAAAAGGACTATGTTCTGCCAAAGTTCCTTATTATGGTCTGGGTAGTGCAGGTCGAATACGGCTATTCCTTTTTTAATTTTCATTTGGTGTTTTACTAATTATGTGCTAATAACTAGTCGGGAGGAGAGATTCTATTGGTGTAGTCTCTCCTCTTGCTATTTCAATAAATGTTGCGCCCAGAGTCCTAATAATAAGATGACGTTTCCTGCTCCCAGATACTTGATAAGTCCCCAAGCCCCGCCCATTTGATTTTTCCAAGCCTCAAGGGAACTTACCCTGCCGTTGGTTTTGGTAGTTTGGGCTAAGATAAGTTCCAGTTTTTCGTCTACCCTATGCAGTATGTCCCTATGATCGGTGTCGTTTGTTTTGAATTTATCTAAAAGAAATTCCTTTAAGTCGTCGATATGTTGATTATTTACCTTTGCCATTGGTGTTTAAGGATTATGGGTTACTTGAACCCCCGAAGGGGTCGGAGCAAGCTACAATCAGTTTTCGTACCAGTCTACAATCCAACTGACATCATTGTTGGCAGCCTCACTGGTAATTCTCAAAAGATAAAGTCCCTCGTTAAATATCCATTCGTTTTCATCCCTGCCATCTCCTCCTACTGTTTGGCCGTTTCCGATATGCTCTACCCGCAAAAGAGTTCCCACTCCAGTTACCGTGGGGGTGAGGTGGATGGTCGTATCTGCCGTATTGGTGGATTGCCTGTTGCGGTTTTGTGCGCTCTGAAGAGTCCCATTGGCTGAAACAGTTGGGGCTTCATAAAGGGTTACATTAGCCTCGGCGTTTACCCTGACCTTGTAAAGGAAATGGTTGTAAATTCCAGAGGGAACGGTAATTAAAACGTCCAGCGAGGCTCCGCTGGCTAACGTAGCTTGACCCGAAGCGATGTAATGATTGCCGTTATGGATTTCAAAGTGGTTGGTCGAGAGTCCTATTCTTCCTCCGCTGATAGGGTCAATAGGGACGCTTTCAGAAATTGTCTGGAGATTGCCAGCTTCTATTTGGGTAAGCCCCATTCCTCCACCGCCTACCTTATCGACTGAAACCTTCAGCCTTCCTTGATCGTCGAAAGCAAGGTTGGGAAACTCTGGGTGTTCTTTTTTAAGTATCGCTTCGAGCCAAGAGGCTATCGCTCCCATGTCCTCGGTGGTTGCCAAGCGGTTCAGCGTGTCTTGTATTCTTAAAATGTCTACGGCGTAGTGAGGTTGTTCCATTAAGGAACACAGCTCGTCTAGGATAAGGGTGTAGTCGATGACCACTTGCTTTTCCATTTTCGGCATAGCCTCTTGGAGTTTTTCAATCGCCTTGACGACCGATTTGGTGTCCACCTCGGTCTTTCCGATATTGACGTTCATTTCCTTTTTAACGAGGACTTCTTTCAACGCGTCCAGTTTTTCTTCTAGGGAAGTCAAGTCAATCTTTTCCATGTTAGAAACAGATACCTCGGTGGGGTATACCTGCTCACGGATAGCGTTTTCCACGTCTTTAAGACCCTCGACTATGGGGGTATGCACTTCGTCAGCGTTGGTCAGCTCGAAAGCTGTAGGGGAATCCTTGCTTTGGATTGCTTTCTCTATCCTGTCTCCTAACCCTTTAGTGAGGGTTTGAAGGGTGGGATAGAGAGATTTAGAAACGAGGTCTTTGATGAATCGGTTGTCCATATTATTTGTATTTTACTCCGTTACGTTTTAGCGTGGAAACATACAGGTCTTGACCTATGTTATATATCCTCTCTTTCTTTTCCTCGTCGCTTAACCTTTGGTAAGATTTCGTGTCCATTTCCTTCCTTAGCGCTACCCCTAAATCTTCGCCGTACTTTCTAGCTACCTGGATAAACTTTTCCTCACCAGTCTTTTCTTTGAGTTCGTCTATCTTGGTCGAGTACATGAAACGGAGGTCTTTGATGTTTGGTGTCTGACCTGCGTCTCTTAGTCGGAAGATTTCATCCGTTACTTGGTCCATTCTCGCAGTCCTAACCCTTGCTCCGAACATCAGTGATTCCAGCGGGCTTTCTTCCAGCATTACCCTTCCAAGAGCGTCATGTTTTTCAGGCAGGGTTTCTCTTAAAAAAGGAATTTTTTGTACGAACTTATCGAAGTTAATGTCCACCAAGGTGGTCTTAATGACATATTTGTTTTGTCGTGTGTCTCTTTGCACCTCGTCTGTGGCTCTGGCTATGTCATAGAATATTCCAGGGGTTGACCTTGAAACAATAACGTCCCCGATGCTTCTTTTAATGCTGTCTCCGAAAGAAGCAAACCATTTATCGGTGTTTTGTGGGTCTATGTTTAGAGCGTTAGCGGCGACCGTTGCCAAAGGTTCTATCCCTGGGGTTTTAGCAAACTGTGACCCCATTCCCAAGACATACGCTCCCATCCGTTCGCCTAGGTTCTTCTTGCCGTATTTCTTAGCGTAAAGCATGGAAACCACTGGTGCCCCTAAGACCCCCAGATAATCCACACTGACCCATTTATTGCCCACCTTGATTGCGTTGTAGGCGGTGTTATTAAGCTGGTCTATCTTGACTCTGGCTGGGTCGTAAGCTCCCATGAAATTCTCGTCCTTGATATTGGCAACTATCGCAAAAGCCGCTGTCATTCCGATTCCAGAACGTGCTAGATCCCTCGTGATAGTGTGCATTGCCTCTCTGGTTATCTTGCCGTCTCCTCTGAGGGATTTGACTGTCGTGACTAAAGCCTTGGCTATTCCTAGACCGCTGTAATCAAGCCCAGCCTCAACGACATTGGACGGGGTTTTAACAAAAGGCATCAAGACATCTCCTAGCCCGTCAACTGCTCCGTTTAAAAGTCCCCTTATCTTTTCGTTTTGCTTAGATGTCCATGAGTCGTTGGTATAGGTCGCATACATGGCGTCTTGAATGGCATTAGCCCTGACCATTTCTCCCTCGGTTGTTAAGGGTTTGATCCTTGTAGCGTCTACGAATATCTCGGTGGCTTTTTTAGAATCTCCTCCTGCAATTCTACTGGCTGTCAGATTGGCTGAGTCTGTAAAGGCGAACGAACTAAACGCTACGTCAGGAGTTGAGAGAGTTTTGTTGAAAATGAAGTCCGTGTAAGCCCTGACCGCTTTGCTTTGTGGTCGGGAAAGTTTTTCGCCTACCGCCGTACCGATTCCTGTAACTGAATTGTCCACGTCTATCATTCTGGTTACGTCTATACCAGTTTCCTTAAATATTCTGCGGGAGTTTTTCATATACGCCTTAGCTACGTCAGAGGAAACCGCACCACCCAGTCTTTTGTTGGTAAGTCTTCTGATAATAGCTTCCGATATTCCAGTCAGGGTATTGGATTCTATGTTTAAAAAAGGTGTCTTGAAAGAGGAAAGCATGGAAGCTTTACCGAAAGTGTTTAGAAATACCTTTACTATGGAAGAGGGCGACAAAGATTCGGTATATTCTTGAAGTTCTGCCATTTTCTTGGCAAAACTAAGGTTAGCTTCATATTTGTTGGTCAGATCGCCGAAATTATCCCCCAAATCTATGGCGGCTTTTTGCATTTCCTTGCCTAGCTCGTTGAACTTTTTAACCTCATCTCCTGTTAAGGCTAATTTGTTTTTCTTCAAGACAAAATTTTCAGCGTTCTGGTCAATGTAGTCGTTGAAGTCATCCAGTCTTTTGATGCTTTTTTGCAGAGATTCCTTGAAAGATTTGTCGCGGTATTTCTCATCCAGATTCTTAGTAATCCAGCCTTTAAGAGCCGATACTTTGCTGGAAAGGATAGCGTCCTCGAACTCTTTGTTGAGGGTTTCGGCGGCTTTGTCAGAAAGATTCTTACGGAAAAACTCCTTCCTATCCTTAGAGGACATTGCAGAAAGTTTCTCGATAGCGTCGTCTCCCATCGCCGTGATGGAGTTTCGGACTTTGGCTACGAATTGCTTGGGTATGCAGAAATTGGCCATTTTATTTACAGGTTAATTTATTGAGAAGTCCTTGTGCTTCTTTTATCTTGAACGATTGTTTAAGGTTTTTTTTGAGCGTCTCTGTGTCCTTGGCAACCTTTCTGGCTACTCTTTTGCTCCTAGTGTCAGCTTTTTTAAAGGCCTCTACTCCAAGCCTAACCTTAGCCATTCTGTTTTCGATGACCTGTTTCATGTAATGCTCTTCAGGGTTAAGGGCTATAGAAAGTTTCTCCATCGCTATTTCCTGACCTCTTCGAGTGTTAGCAAGTCTTCTTTCGTTAAAAAGCTTAGCGACTATTTCCCAGCTTCCATCCGCTTTGGCTTTTTCCGCTAGGGCGATTGAGACCGCTGTTTGGGTGTTGGCACTAGACTTCTCAGCTCCTGAGGCTATTCTAATAGCTTTGTCCAGGTCTTTTTCTATCAAATCAGCTGCTTTGTCTGCTTCTCCTTTTAAAGCAGCGACATCGTATTCCTCGTCTATCTTTAGGTTTTCTGGGAGTTCTTCGTTTAATCGTTTAGCGAAGTTAGATTGCTTGCGTTCAGGGGATTTCTGAGCTTCAGCGGTAGGAGGTGTTTTTTTGGGAGGTTTTCCTCCACCGGGAGATTCTTTCAATGGTCGCCATTTTCCGTTTTTATATACCTCGATTGATTCAGGTGAAATTGTTTCTTTTGTTAAAAGTTCGTTTAACTGATCCCCTGCTGGTCTTTGTTTTCCGTCAAGCCTTTTTGTTGTTGTTTTCCCTTTTAATAAGCTAGACTTTACTCTGAATGTAACAGCGTTTGTTTTCCCTTGTGGCGTCATGCCATCTCTAGCGAAAGACCTTGCATAAGCTTCATCCTTTGAAAGGCTGAGTTGGCCTCTTCTCCCTGGTTTTAATCCTTCTTTCAGGACATTATCTAACACGGACTCATTAGTTCCGTGGTAAAAATACTCTCCTTTTTTAGCTTCCACCGTAGGCGTTTTTTTACCTAAATCCATCTCCTCTGTCGGTGCCTTAACCTTAGCTCTGACAGCGTTTGCTTCTCCTTGTTTGGCTAGTTTTTCCACCCCTTGTATAAGAGAGGAAGATTGGGGCTGTATTGATTTTTTGGGTATAGCTATTATTTCACTTTCAAGGTTATTATAAGCCTTTAGAGCATAAAGAGAGGCCTCCTTCATTGCAGGATCGGTGTAGGTTTTCTCTAATGCGTCCCTGTATTTTCTACTTGTTGTGTCTACCAATATATCGCTCTTGTTTATAACATAAGGAACCTGGTCATCTCCTTGTATTAGGGAATAGCTGTTCGGTTTGCCTGGTTCGACATTGCCCTTGCGATAAAGAATAATGTTACCATCTTTGTCAAACGATATCTTTCCCTCATCAAAAATAGGATTTTTACTCAAGGAGGCTATGGTTTTATCATCTATCCTTCTGGTGGGTTCAACCATGTAGTTTCTAACTCCTTCAACAGTGTCTATCGTTTCCCTAGGCAATGTTGATCCCACTGTTCCAGCTACAGGTTCTCTTGGGGCCTCTGGTTCAATTTCGTCAAAGGCTCTTCTAGCTTCTCTTATCTGCATAAGGACCTCTTCTTCGGGGACGCCGTCCTTTAAAGCTTCCCTCACTACTGCTCTTTCATCTGCGTCCAGTTTTTCAAAGCTTTTCTCTATGTTCGCAATAGCCTCTTTTTCTGCTCTTTTGGCTGCCCTGTTGGCTACTAGTTTACCAGCATATTTTCCACCTAAAACTCCACCGACACCAAAGAGTGTTCCTAACCCTCCACCTACGGTATAATCTCCTCCCGTGGGATTCTCCTGCCTGGCAGTGTTGGTCAGTCCATAGGTACTTCCAAAAATAGCCCCCTCCGTTAGTGGACTTGTCGCTACTTTTTTGGCTGTTTGGAGAACTCCTTTTTCAACTCCAGTTTCTGCTACCTCTTGGACGGCTTTTTTGCCCAAGAAGCCTAGTCCTTTTTTAAACAAAGACCCTAACCCAAGCGTACCTACGTCTATTCCAGTTTCGACTGCTCCCGAGAGAACACTTCTTAATTCTTGTGGGGTAAGGTCTGTTTTTATCTCGGAAAGAATCTGCTCATTTTTGTTGCGTAAAGATTCCATTCTCGATTGGATTTCATATCTTTTAGCCTCGTCCTGTGTTTCTTTCAGTTTTCTATTCCACTCAAGTATGTATTTGGTGTTGTCCTCGACCTCTTTTCGCCTTGATTCTGCGATATTTCTCATGCTCAAAATATTTCCCATCCCGTCGGCGAGAGCCTTTTCCCCTTCTATCATCATATTGCCGACCGCTTTTGCGCCGCCGACTATCCTTGAACCGACTCCTCTTTGGGTGTTCTGTTCGCTTGCCAATCTTTCTTGGGTATAGTCAGGGTTTTCGTTTACCAAAGCTGGCATAGACCTGCCTTTGCCAAGAAAAGTGTTTATAGCGTTACCCATTCCTTGCAATGACCAACCGGGTTGGGTTTGTTTCGCATACTTCAGGGCATCTTCGTTGCTTTTTTTAATCAGTTCTTGTTTTCGGGCTTGTTCTCGTTCTGCTTGTTTTCTTCTATATTCATCTAGGATACTGGCACCCGCCCCTTTAGTTTCAAATGTTTTAGCGAAAGAAGAACCCGCCTGTCCAGAGGTTGACGATTTGTATTTCTTTTCAAATTGTTCTGCGAAAGTAGCCATATTTTGCAATTAGTTATCGTATTTATCCCTATAATCCACTCCCAACAAGGCGTCTATTACGTCTACGCTAAGACCATACTTTCTTTGAATAGATCCCCATGCATCAGCCCATGAAGCGTCTCCGTCCCTCATTTTCTGTTTCCATGAATCTACGTCGGTATATAGCTTTTCTTCTGTTTTTTTGTAGTCGTCAGAACCGCCTGAGCTCATGGAATTGTTATGGGCTTGGACTTTCATGTTCCACTCTGCGTCTGCTCTCTCCTGAGCCTGTGCTAGGGCTGATTTGTTCTTTTTGGCTATCTTCTTTTCCAATTCTTTCGTGGAAAGACCCTTAGTGTTTATTCCCATGGATCTCGCCGTCGCCTTCAGTTCGTCTTTATAGGCTTTCTTTTTTTCTTCTTTCAGCCTCTCGGTTTGTTCGGCTTCCACTTTTTTATTGTAAGTTTCGATTTTGCCAGCCGCTTCTTCTATCGTGTCTCCGTATTTAATTCCTGCTCCGGGGTTGTTTATGATGAGCTGGTTGATTTCTTGCCTTTGGGCGTTGGCAATATTGAATTTGTCCTGAGCCGTGTCTTTAAGAGCAGCTAGGAGGGATTGTTTTTGTCCGAGAATATCGGCGGCTATGGAAAGGCTGTCGCTGGTCCTTCGGGACGCTAGGTCTTGGGAGCCTCTCAATGTGTTAAGGGAGAACTCGTTGTTTCCCTCTATCATGGTTTGGACCTGCCTTCCTTCGGCTTTTATCCTGTCNACCTCNGCNTGGGCTTTTTGCATTTCCGTCATNGCGGCTGTTATTTCGGGAGAGTTCATTATGCTGTCATAAATCCCCATAGGGTCGTTCATGTTGTAGGTGGGAGCGGGGGCGGTAGAAGCCTGGGTAATATTGTCAGCCGAATACACCTGCGAGGGGCTGGGGGCAGGGACTCCTGTGGCTACTGGGGTTCCTGGGGGGGCGGTTGGTGCGACATATCCAGGAGATGCGACTGCGGCCATCGAGCTTGCGTAATCACCTGGGAGGGGCGTGACAGTTGATGATTTTACTATTTCCGACCTATCTTGTTTATAGGGAGTCGGTTGTTGTTCAGTCCCGATAATCTCTGCCCTATCGATAGGAATTGTCCCTATTTTTGGTAGTTCTGCGACCATAATTTTTTTATATTAATTCTATTGCTTTTATGACAGGCGTGTTACCACCCACCGAATTAAGGGTTATTCTTGCTTGGAGCGTCCTCTCTTGGCTCAGCCCTCCGTCAAAATACGCTACCTTGTTTATGTCGTCGTTGATTACTGTTTGGGATTGGTAGTTACCGCTTTCATCAGAGTCGGTTTCTATCCCTATCGTTCCTCCGTTAAGGGTCTTGTAGTGGACTCGCACCGTGTTGAACTTACCGTGCGCTATGGGGGTTTCTATGACTGCGGTGTCTTGGAGTCCTCCCGAAAGGTTTACCGTCTGGGTTACCGCTCCTCCCAGATAAAGAGTGTTGGTAACGTTGTTGAGGAAAGCTCCGTAGTTGTCGGCGATTCCTGCGACTGTCGTGTAGTAGACCGTTATCCTGACGTGGTCTATCGAAACCGTCTTAGTCCCAGTGTCGGCGGTGTAGGCCTGTAATCTTACTCCGAAAGTGTCGGCGTTGACATCCGTGTAGGCAAGAGAGACTCCCCACATATCCAAAAGGTCTCCGAAAGATTTGTACTCGTCCGAGTTAGGAAGTAGAGTCGTTTTTACTGACCCTGTGGGTGTTCCTCCCTTTATAAGTTGCGCTCGCAGGTAAGTGTTTAGTACGAACTCCTGTTTAGCTTCGGCTTCTACCTTCACTCCTACTATGGTTGCTGTACTTGGGACCTCGAACGAGAGGTCGGTAATGTCGAGATAACTCGTGTCTCCTAGGGAATCACAGTAGGCTCTTGCGACAGCGTCGTTGCTAGTATAGACATTGGTAGGGTTGGTCCAGTCGGTGTCCAGCGAGTAAAGATAGAAAATCAGCGTTCCCTCAATGGCAGCCGTTTCAGGAGTTCCGAACACTGGGTCCAGGTATGTCTGATCAAAGGATCCTAAGTCCGTAGGGTCCGTGTTGTCATATCCTACGGCTATGTAATTGGTGGACGTTCCGCTACCATAATTTATACTCAAAACATATTCCGACCCCGAATATACCGTGAGGGGAGTAGGGAAGACGAATTCTACCAGTCCATATGAAGTTCCCAGACTGCTTGCAGAAACAGCATTAGAGGTCGCAACGGTAATTGGCCCACCAAAGGAACGTCCTATGCTTAGGGTCGCCGTTATATTTCCCAGCGGGGTTCCTACTTTTTTAAGATAAAATTTACACTTAACTGCTTTTTTGGTAACTGAAGGAGTGAACCACTGAGTAAGTTTAGTAGCCCCCCCTGGTATACTCTGCATAGCTTTCTCAGCGGAATAATTACTCTCCGCATAAGACCCTATAACGTTTGATATCGTAGTATTTACCGCAGAAGCAGGATTTTCAGTAACCTCCGTGATGTTAGCTTTGTTTCCGAGGGACACGTTGTGCGAACCTATGACCGAGATAGGGGAACCGTCCAGGTTACGAGTAATAGTCATTACCTGCGACTTGCTGGCGATAAGCATATCCTCTCCCGAATTGACTATGGAAAGGGGGTAGGTGTCTTCCACCTTTATTTTCTTAAAAGAAGATAGGCTTGATCCGTCATAGTGGTATATGGTCAAGAGTTTGTTTTCAGCGTCTTTGTAGGTGGCGTATCCCACGGCGCACACTATGTCGTCCACTTTTCCGAAACCGTAAATGGCTGCGGCTCCGAAGTTGAAGTAGTTTTCGTTGTAGGTAGGCGAAAGGTTGTCCCAGGTAAATAGTCCGTATTGGATTTCCTTAGCTAGGGTCGACTTGTAGGCGAGTATCAAAAGGCTCGTCCCTGAATTATAAAGGTGGGCTATTTTAAAACCTGAACTGGACGGAAGGTCAAGGACGTTGGCTGAAAAAGCCCCAGCGCTGTCGACTGCCGCTACATATTGTCCGTTACCTATGTACAAAGAACCCTCCAAGATAAAGACTGGATNGGGGACGGTCGGCGGTAAGGGTCGTGGCGAATTCGTCGTCCCACGGTGGCGTCAAGGTTATATGTCCCTATCTTGGTGTCTCCGATAAAGTAAAGGACGTGATTGAAAACTAATCATGGTTTGGATAGTGAAAGGAGAGGTATGGGCGTCCACCCCGTCTTTGTAGATATGCGTCCCCGTAGTCGTGTACATGACGTTGTTGACTACGTCCATGCAACCTGCCACGAATCCCGAGGCTACGACCTCGTCAGTGACTCCTGCGGTATTTCCGCTTAAAAGGTTCTCATCCGTTTCCACGTCGCACCCCCTCATTGTAGGGAGTCCGAACCCGCTGTAGGGGCTTGAGACCAAACCCGCTTTAAATTTATCGAATATCAGAGACATAGTTTAAAATGATGATAAAGTTATACGTTTCCATTGGTTGTCCTCGACGCAGATATATAGGTACGTTCCGTTGTATCTGATTTCTCCAGCAGTTCCAGGGGAGGTCGCCGTTACCGTGGACGGACGTTGTTTCGTGAGAACCGATCTTTTCATGTTCTCCAAATTCTCGTTTATTTTTTGCAGTTGGATTTCAGGTTTATCGAAAGGGAATAGTTTTCTTAGGGATATCATAGTTTCGACCAGTTATTCGTTAATTATTTCTTTCTGTTTAGGCTGCTTCGTAAGTTCCTGAAATTCTTATTATACTTCCTGCTCCCCAAGTAGCTGGCACGGTAGCTGTTATTGAACCCCTGGTGACATTACTTCCAGATACAATATTCGCATATATCGTCGCTACAGTTGTACTGACTGAACCAAGTACCGCTGCCATGCCTGTATATGGAGTTGAACCAATAACTATTTGCAGTATAAATTGATTGGCTGCAGAGGTGGAGGCTGTTGGTAAAGTGAATGTAGGGTTAGAGCCCATTGATTGCCCAGATGTCCCAAGCGTAGCGTTAAGCACGAAATGTATTGTTTTCCCTGTCTGCATATACCTCGCAACTAAGGAAGCGGAGCCACCTGTTCCTATTGCCCAATTTGCGAGTGTCGGTGTCCAACTTTCCCACGCCGCACCAAATTTCCCCACTGTTGCATCTGCCAACGCTTTAGGCGTTACAAATTTAGCATCATCTGTTCCTGTGGTTATTTCTGCTCCTGTGGCTTTGACTGGAAAATCCTCTACTTGATTTTTGGTTATTTTTTGAGTCATAAGGTTTTTAGTTTAATTTAGGCCGTCCTTACCCAACGATATACCACGATGTATGGTTGGAGGTTGTTGTGAGCAGATGAGGCGTTGGCTGCGGTTGAATTATTGATAGTTATCGCGTGGTTGTGACTTGCGTTATTTGAGCCAGTAGTTCCACCTGTTGCTACTGTTGAGCCTCCGCCGACACCAGCAGATGCCCCTGCTTGATTCAAATATGTTCCATCTTGTTGTGCGTGTACATGATTTGCACTTTGATTACCAGAAGAAGCTCCGTGAGTATGGACAGATGTACCGCTTTCTGCACCCGTCAACGTATGAGTTTTCGCTCCACCCGTTTCTCCCAAAACATTAAATTCAGTTTGTGCTGCGTCAATCGCTACTGTAACTCGTCCTGTTCCAAAAGCTGACCAAGTTCCAAAACCTAAAAGTGTAGCAGGGTTTGTGGCGACATTAAATTCCCGGATTGTTCCTATTGGATTGTTCCAGTCCGTAATAGCTAATTTCAAATTCAAAAAGGAAAGTTTTTTTAATATAAAACTAGCGGCACTATCCACCAACCCGATTAAATCAGCGTCTACTGGGGTTGTTTTGGCAGTGGCTGCGTTAACAGTTCCAGCTACCAATGTGTTAGCGTGATAATTATCAACAGTATCAGCATTCCCACTTCCTGCTCCTGCTAAAAGGTAATTTACTCTCAGGTTATCTCCTGTTTGCGGTGCGGTTACGAAAGTTATCGTATCTCCTGAAAGGGTAAAATGCGTCGTGAGAAGCTGTCTAAGTCCGTTTAGGAATACTTCCAAAGAACCTGCGACTGGGGAATTAGCTAGGGTGAAAGTTACGTTGGAAGAGTTTATATCTCCTGTAGGGGTTTCGCCGACTATGATTGAATTGTTGGGGTCAGAAGCTCCCTCAACCCAAGTTGCATTAGTTCCGTCAGTCGTCAGGACTTTGCCTGAATTTCCTGTTTGGGTCGGGGCTACATCATCTATATCTAAAACCACTACTCCAGTTTGTCCATTGACGCTTTCTACTGCTCCTGCTCCGTCTGTTCCTTTTAAGGCTAGAAGATTCCAGTAAGTTTCGTTAGTTGGAAGGTTTCCTGTTGATTCTAAAATGCAAATATAAGATGAACCGCTATAAGAAACAGCGTCATCGCCGGCGTAAGTGGTTTCAGTAGCGTATGCTCCTTGCCATGTCAATCCTTGCTCTCCTTGGACTCCTTGTTCGCCTTGAATACCCTGGATGCCCTGTTCTCCTGTCTCTCCTTGGATTCCTTGGATGCCCTGTTCACCTTGAATTCCTTGCGGTCCTTGTGGTCCAGTCAGATCAAGATTAGCTTTGGTAGCTTTTTTTAATTCCCCGACACTAACATCCAAAATCGGCAAATAATCGCCGTCTGCGATTTCTACCTCTGGAAGTTCTGTCAATTCCGATACCTTTTTATCTGCCATATTTTTATGCTGGTTTACTTATGTTGTTATAGGATGTTGTCGGTTTAAATATCCTAGTAAAATCTCCTGGAAAATTTAGTTCTATTTTGCTTCCGTTTTCTTGTAAGAGATAATCTCCCTCTTCGGTTAATAAATATCCAGACTCTCTTTCAAATTTACTTATCGAGTCATAAGAAGTAGAGGGTTTAGATATATTGCTGTAACTAGGCATAATTTTCTATCTTAGATTTCATTCTCATATTATGTTTCAGTCTGTTTTTATAGAAGTTTTCAAACTTAGCTTCTACATTTCCTTTATCTCTTTGGAATCTTCCGTATTGAGTGTCCGAATACTTGTCAGCGTGCATGATGTATTCTTCTTCGGCTAGGTCATAAGCTAGAATGTCATGGAGGTTCGATTCAAATATCGGTGAGTCGGTAGTTAGGTCTGTCTGTCTTTTTTCGTACCAGATTCTGATTCCTCCTGTGATGTTTCCTGCGGTCTCCTTAACTGGTCGGATAAAGTAAGAATCCCTTTCAAAGCGGACGAATGGTCTTGATTGGTCAAAGCCTACGTTCACATCTGTCGTTTCGCTTAAGTGGTTCTCGTTAATGTCGTATATCTCGCATGGTCGGTAAGTTTCTCCGTCATAGGAGATTTCCATTCTGACAGGCTTGAGGAGATCGGAAGGAAAAGCGTATTCTCCGTTGTAACCGTTGTCTCCCTCGGAAAGTCCTGAGGCTGAGATAAGGTCGGTCTTCGCCATCTCGATTGAGGCGTTCTTGTCTACTCGGACTCTCAAGATATCCAGTATGCGGTGTCCGTATCTGGTGTTCAGGGCTTCTAGGCTGTTTGTTGAATTACCATCCAGAAAGGTGGTGGCTGATTTATTCGTTAGGCGGTAAGCCTTGGCTAAAATTGATGCTACATTTGCCATATTTGTTTATATAAATATTTGGTCTGATTTTTTAATCTTGTAAGCTCGTTTGTCGTAATGTCCTAGGGCGATTGCTCCACACATTCTTAGTCCTTCTTTATTGAAAATTTTGTCAAATGTTTCTTTATTCTCTTCTCTTATGTTGGGATTTACAAAGCAAGTTCCTAGTCCTAATGCTTCTACTGCGTAGTAGATACTCATTCCGATAAATCCTGCGTCCAGATAAGGCATGAAATTGACTTCTGCGGGGCTTTTGTAGGCTTCCATGTCTGCCAGTAGCAAGATGATTACATCAGCCTTAGAAATCCATTTTGAGCCTCCTACGAGCAATTCTTCCAGCCTTTCTTTGTCCTCGGTGTTTCTTACCAGCCTTACCTGTACGGCTTGGCGGTTACAGGAACTCGGGGTGTTAACTATCGCCTCTTTGATGAAATCCAGCGCATCTTCTCCTATCCTTTCTCCGTTGAATATCCTTTGGCTGACCCTTGACTGTACCAACTGCATAAACGCCATCGGATCGTGTTCAACTTGTGAACCGTTCTCTATTTCTCCGTCAATCATCCGCCTTTTACGGTCTTGGTGGAGGATGTAACGCTTTTGGTAGCGGTCAATAGGAGGATTTGTCATTTTGTTGGTACTGTTTAATGCTTTCATTATAGAAAAGGTCGGCTTTTTTCAGTTCTTCCCATTTCATTTGCCTATACTCTCCTTTGTCCTCAATGTCGTGTCCTAGATGTGTGCCTTTTAGTCCTGGGACGTAGTAATTGTAAAGCCCTTGGTAATAAAATCTCATTGCTAGGTCGCTGTCCTCTAAACCGTATTTGCTCCACTCTTTGTAAGCTAGGTTTTTAACTAGTTCTTTACGGTACATCTTTGGTCCGAATACTTTAGCTCCTAAATGAACCTGTTTCCCGTTTATCTCTTTTAAGTCATGGAGTTTCTCAACTGTATGAACTGCACATATTCCTGTCTCAGGTATCGCTTTTTGATACTCCACCATCTTTCCCATCCAACCATCTGTCATTACGATGTCGTTTCCAATGTGGCAGATAAGCTCTCCAGAGGCTTTTTCAATCAGTCTGTTCAGCGAATAAGCGACTCCTTTGTTTTCTCCGTGCAAAAGGTGAACTGCGGGTTTTAGGCTTTTAATGTACTCGATAACTCCGTCTGTTGATCCGTTGTCAGCTACTAGAAGTTCCCAATCATTGTGTCCTGTATTATTCAGTATCTTTTCCAGAGTTTCTCGGACCATCGCTTCTCGGTTTATCGTTATCATGATTAGTGAGACCTTCATATCTTTTCTTTCTTAATTTCATGCTCTAGAAAACTGTAAAATTGTGTCCATGCTTCCTTTGACTTTTCATTTAATCTAATGACTTCTTTTTTGGCATTTTTCACTAATTCTTTCCTTTTTTCAGGGTTTTCTATTAAAAATTCCATTCTTTTTACCCATTGAGCTTCGCTTTTAGCTAAATATCCTGTTTTTCCCTCTTTGACTGAATGTTCGTAGGGATAAATCTTGCTTCCGATAAACACCGCTCCTGCCATAGTCGATTCCAGCCATTTGATGTTGGATTTGCATTTATTGAAATCGTTGTCCGTCAAAGGTGCGATTGAGATATCTATACCCGCTTTCATGAATGTTTCAGGGTACTTGTCGTATTTGACTCCTGCGATGTTGGTGGTTTTTAGTCCCTTGAACACGTCTAGGGTCGTTCCGAATATCACTATCTCTACCTTATCTCCATATTTCTTTTGAATCTTATGCAAGGCTCCCTCTACTATATGCATGTCGGGAATGTGAGTCGGACTCCACACCCAGCCTATCCTGACGCTCTTGTGCTTGCCTCTGGGATGCTTCCAGTCGTTTAGGTCTAGGTAGTTAGGCAGGACCGCAATGTTCGAGTTGAGAGGCTTGAGAGCATTGTAGAGAGGTTCTGTAGAGACGGTTACCCAGTCGGCACTCTGTACGCTTCCAGTTAAGGAAAATATCCTATTGGCGTGTTGGTTAGCGTCCCCCATGGCTATGTTGCCTACCTCCATTTGCCATAAATTATCATCGATATCCACCGTTATTTTAAACTTCTCTTGGTTTCGCATGGAGTAAAGAACATCGAGCGTGTGCTTGTCGTCTATGTATTTGATATTTAAAACGTCGCATTTCTTCTTAAATCTTTTGGCTAACTCGCCTAATTCTATCGTTTCAGTTTTTTTTAAAAGACTTCGCTGAACTTTAGCTCCCAGCATCTCCACTAAAGGTCTTACTTGCCTGTAATTGGAAACTACTGAGTCTTTGTGAATGAGTGTGAGTATTTTCATAATGTTCGGTTGAGGTGGACAGGCGTACGGGGATAAACCTGTCCGCCACAACCCCCGTAACTTTAATTAAGGCGTGGTCTTTGCAAAGAAAGTCAGATTAGGCAGTAACTTTCATGTCAAGGAATCTTTCGGCTCCTCTTGTGAAAGTCTTAACTCCGAAGCAGGTCAACATTTTGACAACATCTCCGAATTTAAGTGGGTCAGAATCTATCTTGGTCGTAGGTGCGATTTGAAGTGCTAGGCTGATAGCTTCAGCAGCTCCAAGGTAGCAGTGGAATCCAGATGTAGCTGTAGAAAGGTTCTCAGATACATAGATTTCCCATCCCATGAAGGATCCAGCGTAACCGTTCTTCAAAGCAGCGTCTTGAACTGAGAATCCAGCGGATGCCATCTTCTGTTCGATAACTGAAGCTACGTTGTAAGTAACTACTGCAACTGCTCTTTTTCCGATAAGGGCTTTGCCAAGTTTAGCGCGTCCTTTGGAGAAAACTTCGATAACGTTCGTAGTTGTAAGCACGATGTCGCCTGTTCCACCAGCGGCCAAATCAGCTTTGGTAAGGGTAGCTCCTGCGTTTACAACCTGTGCCAGGAATACGGATTCAATCTTCTGCTTGATAGCGTCAGTAGCTTCACGTACACCAGCTTCCATTGCGCTGTATAGGTTCTGCTTCTTATCAACTGTGTCAAGGTAGAAAGATGATTCCCACTGTTGGTCAACTGTCAGGTATTCGTCAGTCGAGGCAAGAGCCTGAACAGTAACGTCGGTTCCTTTTACATAAGCAGTAGTCGACAAACTTCCGAAATATGGGAAGTGAACAACTGTTCCGCTTGAGAGTTCTTTTTTCAATTTAACATCTGCAACTTTCATTGCTACGAGTTCCTTGTATAGGTTCTCCTGGATCATGTCAGCCCAGTTTTGCGGGTTCAAAGCCGCAACATTGTTTGTGTAAGCCATTTATTTTGGCTAGTCGATGATACTTCGTTCTTTGTCAGCTTGTCGTTTCATCCAAGCGAGCTTTTCGGACGGTTTTAGTTTTTCCACGTCCTCTGGCTTGATTTTGTCCAAATCTTGTTTAGTCGAAGCAGTATCGCTAGACGGTTTTTCTATTTTTCTGCGAGACTCTTCTTCAACTTTTTTAGCTTCTAGTCTGGCTTTAGCTTCGAGTTTATAACCTGTTCTACTTTCATAGAGTTCAAACGGGTCTTTTCCTAATGCTTTCGCATCTTCCTCGACTAAATCCCAAACTTCTTTTGCCTCTGGATTGGCTTGCATGTAAAGGTTTTTTAGAACCGAGCTTGAGCTTGGTGCTTCCTTTACTTCTGCCACCTTTGGCTCCTTGGACTGTCTTCCCAGTTGTGAGGCAAGATTCTGAATACCTTTTTCAAGGCGTTTCAATTCTTCCCTCGTTACTGGTGCGTCTTTTTGCGA